TTATGGCTGTCAACTTTGTTGCGGATGCTTTTGCAGATCTGGAAAAATACTTCAAGGCCGCCCGACAAAATGGAAAAATCAAACTTGATGATCCTTTTTTATCAGTACCGACGCCAAAACGTGCTTATTTGAGTTTTGAAAAGCTAAAGAAAAGCGCCCGCGACGGCGCATATACAAACGGCTATATGGAGTATGTTTTTGAATTAGAAGCCGCAACTGGAACAACTTTTGGAACGTTCAATATATTTATGAGAAACTTTTTACATTACGTCGACCATGTTTCTTTCGCCTTTCCGTTTTTGAAACCAGAAATGCTGAAGCACAGATCAGTTCCAATGCTTACATCTGGGCTTGTAGTGGAAATAGCCGAAGGTGATTTCTCCAAGGACAACCCAATTGATCAGTTGTTTTACAAAAGCCCCAATTTTGATTACTACTTAAATGTTGCCATGAAAGTTGGCTTTTCTGTTGACAAAAATGCCCCATGGCGCCTTGTGGCGGACCTTAGTTCTCCTACGATGCGTCAGTATATGGCGGAATATGGCATTACTGGGCCTCAATCATTTTTTTCAACTTATTGTCGCCCCGCTCATCGCAACGATTTCGAAGAGTTTATGGAATTCATTATCCGATTATACAATTTATACATACAAAAAAAGAATCGTATGTCCAAGCCCGTACATCGCGGCAAGTTAATATTGACAGAAAGGTACAACTTAGAAAGAATGAATCGCCTTAAAATATATCAGCGATATGGGGGCGACTATCTTATAAACAATTATGTTGAGTTAAAAAATATTGAAAATAGAAATTATGTTGGGAAAAGAGAGCTTGAGGTACTAAAGGCGGAAATAGCCGAGATTGGAAAGCTAAAAATGGCCGATTTCGAGAAGAACAACAAGATCTCTGCCTTGGTCGACGCCAAGTTTAAGGGCCTTCGTGGTAAGGGGACCTTATCAGATAAGAAGCGAGCATTAGTTGATAGGCGCCGCAAAAGGTGATATACTGTTAGTAGAGGCAAAAGTGTATTTTCAAACTTTAGACGATAAATCGGAATGTGTGGGGGTCTACACGGATGGCAAATTAAACTTTGAGAACATCCCAGAAGATCTCCAACGAACGTGGAAATTTACAGGCTCAGTGGCATCCGATCAAATTGAGTACGCGTGGCTTTATTGCGGCGGCAAGTCTTTGTCTGAGACATGCCCACCGGATGTTAAAGATGATCTAGAAAGAGCCCAAAAGAAGTTTAATGCATATTTAAAGTCCTTCAAGTTGGCAAAAATTGACTTAAGGAGTTTTTGTTTTTTTGATTTAGTTCCTCATGATTTTTTATTAGAGTTTTGTGAGATTAGAAACAAGATAACAAAGCACGTCTTTGAAAACTATGAAAAACCAGCAAACTATGCTCACCTAGACGCTGCATGTAAACTAATTCACAAGATAAAATTTCAAAATTTGAATATCAACAACGAAGACTGTCGCCACCTGTTCGTAAGCACATCAGACAGGACAGCCGTTAAGAAGATTTTGGGAGGTTCCCCGTACATAGATTACGATTTATTTGGCACGGCCACCGGTCGCCTGACTACAAAACCAGAAACTATGCCAATATTGACAATGAAGAGGGAATATAGAAAGCTTATCAAACCAAGAAATGATTGGTTTTTGTCGTTGGACTTTAATGGTGCCGAAATTAGGACACTCCTAAGCATGAGCGATAAGGAACAGCCACAAGAGGATATACACGAATGGAACATCAACCATGTGATTGCAAAAAGCAACGTTTATCGGGAAGAAGCGAAAACGATCTTTTTTTCATGGCTTTATAATCCTGAATCTAGACTAATAAACACCGATTATTACGATAGAAAAAAAGTTCTTGACAAGTGGTACGATGGTGAGTATATTACAACACCATTTGGAAGAAAAATAAAGATCGACGCTCGCCGGGCCTTTAATTATATAATTCAAAGCACCACTTCGGATGCTGTGATTGATAGGGCCGTTGAGATCGATAAATATTTGTCAGACAAAAAGAGTTTTATATCGCATATAGTCCACGATGAGATTGTCGTAGACCTCGCTAGCGAAGAGAGAGAATTAGTGCCTGAGATTAAATCTATATTTGAAAATACCAAATTAGGAAATTTCATGTGTAATCTCAATGCTGGAAAAAACTATTCAGAGTTATTGGAGCTTAAATTGTGATTACTACAATTGGTATCGGCAAGGCCGGCTCAAATGTTGCCGGTCAATTTAGGGATAGTAAAGAGTATAAGGTGTATTGCCTTTCAGGAGAATTTGAAGCAACGACCAAGTTCGAATATAGGCTGCAGTCATTCGACAATCATGAAGATTACGAAGAAAACATACCAAAATTATCCAAGTTTTTTAAGGGGGTCACTAAGAATGTCCAAGTTTTTGTTTGCGGCTCTAGTAAGAGTGCCAATTATACTTTAGGCATACTGCAGCAGATAAAAGATAAGAAAATTGATTTATTCTACATTAAGCCAGATACCGATTTGTTGATAGGTAATCTAAAGCTCCAAGAGAAAGCGATATTTGGTATTTTACAGGAATATGCACGCAGTGGGTTGTTCAATTCGATCACTATTTTTAGCAATCCGATTCTTGAGCAAACAATAGGAAACGTTCCAATTAAAAAGTACTTTGAAACCATTAATCAGACTATTTATTATAGTGTTCACTACAAGAATTTATTCGACCACAAGAGGCCTATTATTGGCAACTTAAGTGAGCCTTCGGAGGTTCAGAGAATAAGGTCGATGGGCCGGCTCGACACCAACAAAGTTCAAGAAAACTGGTTTTATGAGCTTGACATGAGCAGAGATGTATGTTATTATTTCTGTATAGCAAAAGAAAAATTAGAACAGGACGGTGGATTACATCAGAGAATAATAGAAAAGCTCAAACAAAAATCAACTAATGCTTTTAAAAACTTAACATATGCGATTTACGAATCGCCATATGAAACTGATTTTGGGTTCTGCGTTGCCCACACTAACGCAATACAAAATAACCCTTGACTTGCTTGCTCAAGGGTGCTATATTAGGTGTCAAGGAAAGCTTGGCATACTTTATTAAAAACAAAAGGAGAAAATAATGTCAATTAATATGGAATTAATGAAGCAAAAGCTCGCTACACTTCGTGGCGAGGGAAAATACAACGATGGCCCCTCAATCTGGTTTAAGCCAGACGAGGGAGATCAAGATATTCGGATCATCCCAACCAATGATGGTGATCCGTTGAAGGAGTTTTTCTTCCACTATAACGTGGGAGATCATAAGGGTGGTATCATGTGCCCGAAGCGTAATTTTGGCGAGCGTTGTCCAATTTGTGACTTTGCTTCGACGCTTTGGCGCGAGGGTGTCGATAAGAACGATGAGGAGAGCAAAAAGCTTGCGAAGAGTCTTTTTGTGCGTACCCGATATTTCTCGCCTGTTGTGGTTCGTGGTAACGAAGACGAAGGAATTAAGGTTTATGGCTACGGAAAGCAGGCTTACGAGCTTCTGCTTGGCTACATCCTCGACCCTGAGTACGGAGATATTACAGACCTCAAGGATGGCACCGATATCACGCTAACATACACTAAGCCAACTCGACCGGGAGCGTATCCACAAACTAATCTCAAAATGCGCCGCAACACATCGCCGCTGATAGAAGATCAAGAGGCAATTCCCGGGATGCTCGATAATATGCCTGACTTTGACGGCCTATTTGAAAGACTCGCCCCCGAGCAAATTGACGCCATCTTGGATGAGCAGATGGCCGGCTCCAAGTCCGCAGAAGAACGCTCAAGTGAGAGCGTGCGGTATTCAAAAGGAGCAAGCGACGTCGATAAGGCATTTAACGATCTGATGAGCGGAGCTTAGTTAAAAAGCCGTTGGTGCCCCGGCAAAAGGGCACCACTTTATTCTATGCAACACGGAAAAGGAGAATGTTATGGAATGGTTAAAATCGCAATTGGCCCGATGGAAGGTCCAAGTTAGTTTTGTGGCAGGGGCCCTAGTGGTCGCTACTGCATATGGGACTTGTACTTTTGAGCCACCGGTCGTGAAAGTCAGTAAGGCTACCACGACGGGAGCCCCCGAGACAACCACAAACACAGTTGAAGTTTCTGAAACTGCTGCCACAACCAATGAAAACACAGGCAACACGAACGAAGCAACCACTGCTACTGAAACAACCACCGAGTAGTGGAATGCCGCTGGCAGACCGGTGCAAAGTCTGCCGCTATTTTAAGGAGAGAAGATGAGACTCGTTCTACCAGTCCTTGCCGCGACCCTATTGGTGGCTTGCGGAGACAAGGATGAAGACACGGCGGCTGACACCGCTAGCTCT